CCCGTCGAACTGGTCGCAGGGCACGACGGTCTTGCCGCAGCAAATACCGACCCCGCTGCTGGCGGACCTACTGGACCTGGCGTCTGTGCGGCTGGACCCTGGCGCGGACGGGTCGGCGGTAGTCCAGGGCACTGCGGCGCTGGCTGGCGCGGGGTCGGTGTCGGCGCTGGCGGTGGTGCAGGCTCCCGCGGCGCTGTCCGGGGCGGGCACCGTCGCGGGGCTTTCCGTGCAGTCGGCAGGGGCCGGCATTGCCGGCACTGGGTCGCTGGCCGCGCTGGTCACGCAGGCTGCTATCGCGTCCCTGGCGGGCGCGGGGGCGGTCAGTGCCAGTTCCGCCGGCGGCCAGACTGCCTCGCTGTCGGGGGCTGGGTCCGTGTCGGCGGTGGCCGTAGTCATCGCGGCCTGCTCCCCGGCCGGCGCGGGCGCCCTGTCGGCGGCCGTCACCGTGGCGGCGTCGGCGCAGCTGTCCGGTGCCGGGTCGGTCGCGGCGCTGGCCACGCAGGCAGCGGCTGCCTCGCTGTCCGGGGCTGGCGCGGTCGCGGCGGCCGGGGCCGAGCGGGGGCCGTTCACCGTGGGGAAGCTGGCCGCTTCCACGTACGCGCCCACCGGGGCGACGTCGACCAGCTCCGGCGTCAACACGACCACGACAAGCTGAGGGGAGGCGGCAGGCATCAGGTACCCTGCGGGTCAACCAGTGAGAGTGTCAACGACGGTCCGTGACCTGTCCGGCGCTCTCGCCACCCCTGGCACGCTGACGCTGACGATCCGGAAGCCGGATGCCACCAGTCAGGACTACAGTTCCCCGGCGCTGGACTCCACGGGGAACTACCACCAGGACGTCCCCGTCGCGGACCTCGCGCAGCTTGGCCACTACCAATACAAGTGGGTAGCGACCGGCACGGGCGCCGGGGTGTCGGTGGGCAGCTTCGACGTCTACGACCCGTTCGAGGTCCGCGTCCTGAGCCTGCAGGACGCGAAGGAGATGCTGAACATCCCGGCGTCGAAGACGGCGGATGACGCGGAGATCGACGGGTGGATCGCGGCGATCGAGGCCGGGCTGGAGAAGCGCACGGGCGGCCCGGTGATCTCCCGGGCGGTGACGGAGCGGTCGGAGCTGCTGCAGGGCGGGACGGTGATCCCGGTGCGGCAGCGCCCGCTGGTCAGCGTGACGTCGATCACGGACTCGGGTGGTGGCGCGTTCGGTGTCAGTGACCTGGACCTTGACGTGAACGCGGGCCTGATCAGGCGGAAGCTGGGGATCCCGTTCTACGGGCCGTTCTTCGCGTGGTCGCCGCAGGTGACGGTGGCGTACGTGGCGGGGTGGGGGACGTCGGTGGCGCCGGCGTTCGCCAGCTTCGCCCGGATCGTGATCAAGAACCTGTGGGACACCCAGCGGCCCAGCGTGGGGATGCCGATGGGCGGCGAGCAGATGGTCACGGTGCCGGGGTTCGGGTTCGCGGTCCCGAACCGGGCGGCGGAGCTGCTCGACGGCTCCCAGGACGGGATCCCGTTCGTGCTGGAGGCGTACATCTGATGGCCGCGACCAGGTTCAACGACGCGGTCCTCGCGCTGGCCGCCGCCTACCAGGCCGCGCCCGCGCTCGAGGACGTCCCGGTGTACGACGGGGTGCAGGCGACGGCGTCCGCCGACGATGACTTCATCGTCGTCGGGCATGACGGCAGCCTCGGCGCGGACGGGACGCTGGCGGCGGACGCGCTCGCCGGGACGTTCACTCAGGCCAACCTGGAGTTCGGGACCCGGCAGGAGACGGGCTACGTGAACTGCCTGATCGTCTCCCAGACCGGCGATGCCGGCGACATCCCCGGCAGGCGGCAGCGGGCCAGCGACCTGCTGTCCGCGGCCGAGGACGCGGCAGGCGCGAACGGCGGCCTGCAGTCAGGTAACGCGGCCGGGATCATGTTCGACGGCACCAGTGACGGCCGGTTCATCAACCGGCTGTCCGGCGGCGTCGCCGTGCTGCTGGCCTACCGGGTTTACTACTCCACAGAATGGGACTGAATGCGCTGGCTGCTGGTCCACCCCGGCCCGAACTTCTCCGTGGCCGACGTGCACGCCGGGTGGGCGGAGGCGCTGCGCGGCCTGGGCGAGCAGGTCATGGAGTACAACCTTGACGACCGCCTCCAGTTCTTCGACTCGGCGCTGATGCCCGCGCCGGACGCGATGCCGGACGCGGACGGCCGCGCGCTGGCCCGCAAGGCGATGACCCGCGAGCAGGCGACGGAGAACGCCGCCGACGGGCTGATGGGCGCCTGCCTGCGCTGGTGGCCGGACGTGGTGCTGGTCGTCAGCGCGTTCTTCATCCCGGAGTTCTACTTCGAGGTGATGCGCGCCCGCCGCTTCCGGATCGTCATGCTCTACACGGAATCGCCTTACCAGGACAGCGAGCACCTGCACATGGCGAAGTGGGCGGACATCGCGCTGGTCAATGACCCGGTGAGCCTGGACCGCTACCGGGAGGCGTGCCCGGTCGCCGAGTATGTCCCGCATTCCTACCGGCCTGCCGTGCACTACCCGGCCCCGGCGGAGACAGTGGAGGACCTTGACCTGGCGTTCGTCGGCACCGGGTTCCCGTCGCGGATCCGGTTCTTCGAGGAGATGAACCTGTCCGGCTTGCGGGTGGCTCTCGGCGGCCTGTGGCCGGGCCTGGCGGAGGGCTCGGCGCTGCGCCCCCACCTGCTGCCGCACGATGATGGCGACGGGTGCATGGTCAACGAGCGGACGGCGGCCCTGTACCGGCGCGCCCGTGCCGGCATTAACTTCTACCGCCGCGAGGCGGAGCCGGACTGGGATCAGCGGGCGCACGCGATCGGTCCCCGCGAGGTCGAGATGGCGGCGTGCGGCCTGTGGTTCGCGCGGGACCCGCGCGGCGAGTCCGGGGAGCTGTTCCCGTTCCTGCCGGAGTTCACCAGCCCGGCCGAGGCGGCGGAGGCGATCCGGTGGGCGCTCGCGCACGACGACGAGCGGGAGAAGGCTGCCGCGATGGCGCGCGAGGCCATCGCGGGCAGGACGTTCGCAAATGCGGCGAAGCGGCTGCTGACGCTGCTGGACAAGTGAAGGGCGGCCTATCGTGGCACGGGATCACGGGCGCAACGGCAGGGTTTACCTAGGAGTGGCGTCCAGCGCGGCGGCGGCGTCGCCGCTGCCGTTCCAGGCGTCCTGGACGGTTAACCAGGCGACCGACAAGCAGGAGGTCACCGCGTTCGGCGACCAGAACAAGACGTACGTCGCGGGGCTGCCCGACTCCAGCGGTGACTTCGGCGGCTTCCTCGACGATGCCTCCAGCCAGACGTTCATCGCCGCCTTGGACGGGCAGCCCAGGAACTTTTACCTGTACCCGAACGTGACGCTGTTCCCGAATAACTGGTACTGGTTCGGGCAGATCCTCCCCGACGCGTCCGCTGACGGGGCGGTTGGCGGCCCGGTGAACTTCAAGAGCACGTGGGCGGCGGCCGGCCCGATCATCCGCTACACCCCGCTGGGCCTCAACACCTGATGCCGGGCCTTGACCAGCTGGCCGCCGACCTGGCCGGCATCTCCGCCCGGCTGAAGGAAGCCGGTGAGGGCGGCCTGCAGCGGCGGCTGGCGGCCGGGATCGGGAAGGCCGTCGAGCCGGTCGAGCGGGAAGTTCGCGACGGGCTCCGCTCGCACATGCCGGACCGGTACGCGGACCTGATCGGCAGCGAGCTGAGGGTCACCCGCCGCACCTTCCAGGACCCGGACGGGGCGCGGGTGTCGGTGTATGCGCAGACGACCGGCGGCGGGAAGCGGAAGATCGGCCGCCTCGACCAGGGCATCTTGTGGCACCCGACGTTCGGTGACCGCCGCCACTGGTCGGAGATGACGGAGCCGCACGTGCGGCCGGGCTGGTGGTCCGATGCGACCGAGCAGGTGGCGCCGCGGGCGCGGCGGGAGATCGCCGACGCCTTGAACGACATTACGGAGAGGCTGGTGCGCCGGTGAAGGTGATGCTCAACGGCGAGGCGTTCGATCTCGACTTCGACATCAATCACGTGAAGATGGCGTTCGCGGTGGAAGTGGAGAAGGTCGCGGGCCGCCGTTACGCGCAGTGGGAGTCTGACCTGCTGGGCGGGGGCGCGGAGGCGCTGGCCGCGCTGGCGTGCCTCATCTGGCAGCGTGACGGCCGCGACGTGCAGCTCGCGGATGTCCTGTCCGGCGAGGTGCCCCTGGAGTTCAGTGAGGCGTTCTCCTCCGTCATGGCGGCCTTCACCGCGCAGATCGGCGGCGCGGCAGTGGAGGACCCTACGCGGGGGGCCGTGAGCCCTGCGGCCCCGGATGGCACGGATACGACGTCCAGCGGTACCTAGGGGCGTTCGCGGCCGTGTTCGGGATCCGGCCGTGGGAGATCGGCCTGCTGAGCACGGGTGAGTTCGATGCCCTGATCGATTACCTGGAATCCGGGGACGGCTAGCGCCATGACGATGCGTAAGGGGGGCTGCAGCGTTGGCGAGTGAGACTCTCCGCTATGACGTGGTCACGGGCGCTGACACGCGCGGTTTCAAGGAGACCGCGCGGGAGGCCGGCGCCGCCTCGCGCGCTGCCAGGGAGCTGTCGGACAAGCTGGCGACGCAGTCGAAGACGGCTCAGGTGGCGGCGGGCGCCGCGATCGCGCTGGCGAAGAGTGACAAGATCCTGCGTGACGCTGAGCTGGAGCTTTCCGGCGCGGCGGAAGAGGCGCGCGCCGCGATGGGCGCGCAGGGGAAGGCGGCTGAGGAGTCCGCCGTCAAGACGCGGCTCGCCGGGGAGGCGGCCAGGGGCGCCGGCGGCGGCTTCGGCGCGCTGGCGACCCCGATGGGCGCGGCGATCGGCGCGGGCGTCGCGCTGGCCCCGGTGGCGGTCACGCTGGCAGCGGGGCTTGGCGGCCTGGGCCTGGCGGCGCTGGGCGCGTCGAAGGACGCCCGGGCGATGCACGGGGTGCTGTCGGGCGTCAAGGCTGAGGTGGCCGACTTCCAGAAGTCGCTGAAGCCCGAGACCCTCGTCTTGTTCGGTGACGGCGCGGGCATCGCCACGCACCTGCTGAAGGACCTGCAGCCCGTCGCCGCCTCGACGGGCAAGGCACTGCACGGGGCGCTGGGGCAGGTCGACGCCGAGTTCGCCAGCCAGAGCTGGCAGCGCTTCTTCGGGTTCATGGAGCGCACCGCCGGCCCCGACATCCGGGCGGTGGGCGGCCTGTTCGTGGACCTGACCGCCGACCTTCCCCCGCTGCTGACCGCGCTGCAGCCGGTAGCGCTGGGGCTGATCAAGGTCACCGACGCGGTCGTGCGGCTCCCGTCCGCCCTCGACCAGGTCAAGGCGAAGACCGGCGCCAACCAGCCGGGGTTCTTCGGCGGAACGGGCCTGGACCGGATCCGGGAGTTCGTCACCTGGGGCGAGAAGCACATTCCTCAGGGGAACAAGTCGATCAGCGACCTGATCGGGCTGACCGGCCGGGCTAACTCGGCTGCCACGGGCGCCGGGGGCGCGGTGGCCGCGGTGGGGGTGAAGGCGGCGGTGGCGGCGCCGAAGATCGGCACGCTGGCCGGGGACATGGCGGCCCTGAACGCCACGGTCGGGTCGGGGAACTCGGTGCTGGCCGCCTACTCCGACCAGTGGGACAAGTTCGTCGGCAAGACGGTCAGCGACCAGCAGGCAGTGCTGAACCTCAAGGCGGCATTCGAGTCCTACAACACCACGGTGAAGCAGTCCGGGCGCACCAGCACGGCGGCGCAGCAGGCGTTCCTGGGCATCTTCACCACGCTGGGCACGGGCCTGGACGCGCTGCATAAGAA